ATAGTGGGGTCAGTCGTCAAGCCAGACTTGGTATTGCGCTGTGACCCGGCCTGCTTCGGGGTCGATGAAGTGGAGTCGTTGGGAAGGGACCGCCGATGAAGCCAACCCAACGGAGGCGTAGCGGTTGTCTGATTCTGTGCTTCCTGTTCCATAGATCGCTCCTGCTCCGTCTGCGAGGCTTGATTGGTAGTGGGTGTGGTAGTGGCCGACGTACACATCCCGGAAGTCCCAGGCGTAGGAGCCGGATCGCCAGCGATTGACATGGTTCGTGATCGTGTTCGTAGAGGCGAAACCGTTACGACCGATTTCGTCTCCGTGTATAAGTAGCGCCCGGTAGTTACCGATCTCGACCCGTTGTATATCTTCACCGCTGTCCTCCCACTTCAGATTTTTAGCGCCCGACGATAGGAGTATTTGACGGGCCAACTCATACGTCATGCGGTCAGCGTTATCGCTACGAGGAACAGCGTCACGCTTACTGCCGAGCCTGCCGTGGTTACCCCACTCGCTGACCACCGTCACCGCTGGGTAAATCTCCAGCGCCCTCGTCACCACCTCGACCATCAGGTTCGCCACGTTCACGAACTGCTCAAACAGCGTCGCGTCGATCTCAAACGGCTGCGTCGGGAAGTTGAACAGCCCCTCGATCATGTCCCCACCGAACAAGATGTAGCACTCGTTGATCGAGTGAGACTGCATGTCCGTGATCTTCTCAGCCTTATCCACGAACCTCCTGACCCTCTCCCACATCACCTCAGAGTTGTAGGAAGGCGTGAGTTTCGCACCCTGCCAATCCGTCAGATGCCAGATAGCGGCCTCAGAAGATGTCTTAGACGGCTTTTTAGGCTTCGCAGGTACCTTCGGAGGGTAGTTCCCTAACACGGCGTCAGAAGCCGCCTGAAGCGTCGCCTCCACCAGAGCGTCCGTCTTAGCCTTAGCCCGCCGCAAATCCCTCTGCGACCGCACCAAAGCAGCCCTCAGGTCCTCAACCTCCTGCTGAGCAACCAAACCCTTCTCAGAAAACCTCTCGCTAAGAGCCACCGCGACAAATCCCCCTACGGTGACGCCGCACAGACGTCTCCCCAACGTGGTGACCCTCAGCCTTCAAGATATTGCTGATAGCGGCATTGCTGATCGACGCATCATCAAGTGCAGCAACGAGCGCAGCAGACTCATCCTTCGGCAAGTCACGCACCAGAGAACAAGTCACACACTTAGCACCCAAAGCAGGCTTCTCATAACCAGCGAAACGGTCAGCGAGACTCATACACTCGCGCCTTCCCTCGACTACAAACCGAACGAGCGCCTAGACCATACCCTACGAGCGCCACGCAACAGCCACTTCCACGAGTACTGGGTATCTATCTTCCGGCTAGTCCAGTCCTTATGATTCGCCAGACGGTACTTGAAACCAGGCCACCTCGCTGCCTCACGAACAGCACAATGCAACCTGCGTAGAGCCTTCCGCTCAGCCTTACTGAAATCCTTTTTCAACCCGGCGCTCACGACCTCCGTGCCCCAAGTCGCCCAGTTAGCCATGTTGTCCGGGATACCCCAACGCCCCCAACGAGTCCCCCTGAACGAGCCACGACCAGCGTGCCACACCGGGCCAGCCGAACAGATATACACATGACCCGTCGAATCAATCACCGCATTAGCGTAAGGAACTCTTGTGCTTCGGTGAATGACATATCGAACCACCCCCGGATTCCCGTCCGGGTCCTTCGAGTCACCACCAGCCGTGTGATGCGCGATGGCCATGACCGGAGCGTTCCGCTTCCTGTAACGCCAGCGACCATTGTTCCGAGTCTTCCAACCATCAACAAAAGTTACGTTCTCCGCACCCAGCCATTTGTGACACGATGTCACAAGTCGCCTCTCAAAAGCCGTCATGCCGTCTCCCTATCCAGCCAGCGAGCCATAACTTCCTTCACCGTATCAAGTTCCCCCTTCATCACCTTCTGCTCAAAAGCAATCTGGTTGATCTTATCCGTCAGCGACGAACCACCATTAGGGAACAACTGATGCTCAACCCGATCCAACCGCTGAGCGATAGTACGGCCCTGAGAATCCACCCCAAGCGTCTTCTCAATCCGCTGGATAGCCAAGTAAGCGCCACGCGCAAACTTCCACACCACACCAACAGCAACAAGGACAGCGGCTAAGCCGATGACCCACTCATCGACCATCGAGTTCGGGAACAGCATGGGGCACTACAAATCCTCGGGTGCCTCACCCGGCGGCGGCAGGTCAGGGGTCAGGTTGTTGAGAGCCAACGTAGGAGCCAGCAGCGAACCCACGAGAGCAACCCACAGCGGCCCAGCCGACTCCTCAATAACACCGTAAGCAACCAGCAGCGGAACCACCGTAAGAGCGATCCCGTACAGCCACTTACGACCCTCACGCGAGAGCAACTTATTCAACACGCTCATTCTCCTCACGCCACCACTATCAGCGACTTCTCATATTCTTGCACAGGATCATCCGGCCCCTTGGGATAAGGGATACCATTCGCTATCAGAAAGTTCTCTAGCCGCTTGTTCGCGTTCCAGCCAGAAAACTCCTCAACGATCTTCCAACGGTGAGTAACGATGTACAACTCTGCGTGCGGCTGCCACGCCGCATACACACCAACAGGGCCAGACATTTCCGTGATGACTTCCCAAATGTCCACCTCGTCCACGCGCGGAGGACGCTGCTCAGTCCACGATGTCGGCTTGGGCATGTACTGGAAGATGCTGTCGTAGTTCATCCAGTTCTCATCAAACACTTCACCATCTTTGTGAAGGTTTATAATATGTTCGGTGGCTTTCCAGCGAGGCATCAGAGTGGGTATCGAATAATTATAATGCCGGAGCCACCAACAGCACCATTGCCATCGTTACCGTTGCCACCAGCGCCGCCACCTAAACCATCAGTACCGTTCTGTGGTGTGGTTGTTGAGGCGTTTGACCCGTTACCGCCTCCACCAGAGCCACCCGTTCCTAGTGGACGGGTTCCTTCGCATCCACCGCCACCGCCGCCAGCGTAGGTAACGGCAGAGCCGGAAATAGATGAAGATAATCCGTTACCGCCGTCGCCTGCATACGTTGAAGTTCCTGTTTGCCCAGCGACACTTGCACCACCGCCACCGCCGCCAGAGTCAAGCGTGGTGGTTGAACCTGCATAAGAGTCACCACCATCATTACCTTGACCAGCAGTTCCCGATCCTCCTACCTGACCCGGTGTCCTACCACCACCGCCACCGCCAGAACCGCCATCTTCGCCATCACCAGCGAAACCACCACCGCCACCGCCACCGATAGCAGTCAATGAAAAAACGGAAGAATCGCCTCCATTCCCTCCGTTCCTATCAGCAAGAGCAGCCTCACCTGCGGTTCCACCATCGCCAACAGTAGTGGCATAGACAGTTGATGAGACGTTCGTAACTCCGGTCAGATAGCCTCCAGCACCTCCCCCGCCTGCTCCTTGCGAACCACCACCGCCGCCGCCGCCAGCAACAATCAAGTACTCAACATTCTTTAGTCCCGTAATAACGGAAAATGTGTCTGATCCAGTAGAAGTAAAGGTGTGGATTTTGTAACCACCACTAGTAGTTACCGTCCCACCAGAAGCAGTTGGGTCCCAAGCCCGGACATTGCGGCCTGCATAGTAGTCATTTAGACCTGAAAAGTTTGCGCGTTTTACTGCCATTAGGAAATCTCCGACACAAACGCTGAAAACGTAACCGTGTTGGCGCTGCTGCTAACACGAATGTACTTACCAGCATCAAGGCACACGCCAAGAGTCAAAGCAACTGTGTCGTTTGCCGCGACCGTAGCATCGTAAACCAGCCACTCGCTCGAACCCGGCGTACCAGCGGTCGTATCCAAACCAATACGGTAAGTCGCCGCTGCTCCTGCCGTGTTACAGATAACGATTGTGCTAATTACCGCCTCCGTAGAAGCAGGCGTGTTGTACAGGGTTGCGTAGGTTCCGGTGCTAGCGGTTCCTTGCACCTGTGAAGGCTTGTATGCGGTTGCCATTGGTCATGCTCCAATCAAAAAGAACGAGTTGAATCCTACATCTAAACCAACTGGCTCTCCTGTAAAGGTGGGGCTAGCCAGCGTCTTGTTGGTCAGAGTCTGTGTGTCGCTCGTACCAACAACCGACCCCGACAGCCCGTGGACTCCCGAGGAAGCGTTCACATGCGCGTTAGCCTCATCCGCATCCGTAGCGGTAAACACATGCTCAACCGTCGCCCCGGAAGAGTGAGCGATAACGCTCGTGCCGTCCGCTCCGCGACCGTTAGTTAGGCCCGTGTTGTACACCGTGATCGTGTTGCTGCTACGAGACGCGCAGAGAATCTTCTCCTCAGCGGTCAGGCCACGGTCGATAACTATGTAGAACGGGCCAGTAGCCCCGGTTGGGTAGCCAGTCAGATCGTTACAGGTGATAGTGAGGTCAGCGGTCGAACCACCCAGGGTCGCCGCTAACTGGGCAGGCTGCGCCCCACCAGCGTATTCGCGCCTCATCGAACCTCCTCTAGCACCATCAATAGCGTACCTTGCCAGCCGTTACCCGTAGAACTAAGACGCTCCGGCTGCCACACGAAATCCCTCGCCAGCACCTGATACGACTGCCCCGACTCCTGATAGGTAAACACCTCGCCGTTCTGGAGGAGAGCCAGCAGGTTGTTCTTATCCACCGTAGGGTTCCTAATCTCCGTGATCCCGTTGATGTCCACCTCGTCAGCCAAGATCACGGGCACATCCCACCGGGAAGCCCTACCCTTCACAGGGAAAGCCCTGATCTCCCACCGCGTAGGGATAGGACCCTTCGTGTTGTCGATGGGACACCGTGTCATAACCATCCGCATATTCACGCGAGAGAACTTCACACCATTCAAGTTGATGTTATCGCTACGAATGTTGTTGTTACTCACGGTCAGATTCGCGTACCGCGAGTAACCGCTGGAGTCAAAAGCGAGATCGAGGTACAACTTCCCGGAGCAGTCAGGTAGCCACTTAGCCTGCATGTACAGCGCAGACTTCAAGTCCTCCACCGAGAACGACATGACACCCTGAGTAATCCACCCACCAGGAACCTTGTTATCAGTCTCCCGGTAAATCCCAGCGCCCTTCACAGCGAACACTCGCTTATCAAGAAACGTCTTCACACTCGTCACATTCGCTGCCGCCTCGTCCCACACAGCAATATCGTTCGCATACGCCGGAGTCAGATTCGTGACCGTGAACGTCGTCAAATCCATGCGCCCCAAACCAGGCACAGCACCAGAAGGAAACACGTTAGCCGGATCGCTGGTCACCTCAGAATACTGAGCCGGGATGCTGGAATTGCCATACCACACAAACTGACCCTGACCCTCAAAACACCGGACAGGCTCATTGGTCGGAATGATCGCACCCAAGGTGAGATCGCCGTTAGCGTCGGGCTGCGCCATCCGCACACCCTTATTCGTGCCAATGAAAACAAAACCCAGGTACTCCTCGATCTCGTACCCGATCTCACCGTCAGGAAGTTTCGCTGCAACGATGCACGGGTTCAAGCCGCTGCCGTCGTCCTTGATCGTGACCTTATGAACAACATACTTATCCCCGATACCACCTAGCAGGTAGATGGCTTGCGGCCCAGCGCACGCGCTGTTCCAACGAAAATCACTTTCCGGGTGCGTAAACACCGTCGTCTTATTGTTCCCCGTCTCAATGCTCTCCAGCACATTCCCGTTACCACACAGTAAGTAATCTTTCTCCCACGCAATAAAATTAGCGTTCGCTAACTGCTGGTTGTAATACTGCGTAGCACTAGCCGTAGGACTGTCCAGCGTGTAGATGTAGCCGTTATTGTTCAACGCCAACACAGTCGCCCCGTCGTCAGCGACGTCGATGATCGTGTTCGACCCCATCGCCACCGACGCTGTAAGCGTGTCAAAGTCCTCATACCAATACGAGTAATTCTCATTCACGACAACGAGATAGCCGCCATGCAAAGTCAAGAACACGCCATCGCTGTTCGTGATCTCCTTGAACTGCTCAGTCTCCGGCAGCAAATCCAGCCGCCACTTAGTCCACGGATCAATACCAAACGAATCCTCAAACCGCGAATCAATCGCGTCCTCACGATCCATGTTCGACTGCCCAGCACCCGAGTGCCACGCATACGTCTGCTGCCGCCACACATTCTGAGGCAGAAGTAGAAGGTCACGCTGATCGGTGGTGTTCCGCTGCTGCAACACATCCACCGCACGCTGCGCGTAACGATTCGACGCAGTATCAATCGGGTAAATCTTGCCGTTGATAGCAACCAGCGAACCACCAATGTTCGCTACGGGTGGTGAGGTAGCGCCAGGTTCACCACCCAGGTACGGCTCATCAAACTGGCGAGTGATCTGAGTAGTCACTAATGACCCCTAAAGATCGGAACCCTCGTGACCAAACGAGTCATCTCATCCCGAATCCTACGCTGATACTCACGATCCAACTGGGCAGCGATAGCCGTATTACCAGACACCGGAACTTCCTCCGGCCTACGCGAATCACCCTGCATCGTGATCTGCGTGCGCCTCGACTCCGTAGTACGCAGCAACGCGACCGCTGCACCCAACGCAGGAATATCCAGCATCGTCTCCGACAACCCACAATCCGCTATCGGGTCATCAGCCAGCGACGTAGCCAAAGTGAACGGTGCCTTATAAGTGAACTCGATCTCCGTCCCCGAAGGGATAGCGAGCAGAAGCCTCACACGATTCTGCTCAGTCGAATACATCCAACGGTAATACCTAGGTGATAACTCGCTCCAAGTGTCATCCGTGCCAGGCCAACGCCACCGGACACGCAGCAGATTTATCATGTCCTGCGCTGCCGTAGGAACGTCATATGTCTGATACGTCGAATCGACAGCAGCGACCCAAGTACCAATCTTGTACAACCCATTCTCAGGGCTCGACAACCGCCGCAACTCATCATTCAACGCATTGAACGCATACCAATCAGTCATGCGCGGCTTCACATACACCATGTCACCAGCAGCGACAGCGTTCTGCGGAGAACCGTCATAACCTGGAATAACGAACACCGTATTGTCGGTTGAGTACACGCCCTTCACGAACCACACATTCAACCCGCTCGACAGCAGCATCCCCTTCTGGATGCCCTCAACACCCATCTCCAACTGGATACTCGTCTGCCCAGCAGAAGCGGAAGTCTGGATAAGGTTCACGTTCTCCGTCATGGAGCCGTAAACCATGCGGCGAACATCATGCACAAGATCAGAGAAAGTTGTCACTACATGCCCCCAAGGAACAACGCAGTCGGAGTCGGATCAGTAGCGACAGTCCCCCAGCGCACACCAGCAGTCTCACCGCTGTCAGCGATCAACGCCTGACCATCCGTACCCACCGCAACTCGTGACACCGTGTCACTAGCAGTAGCGACAATCAAATCACCCTTAGCATCCACGATGCTCTTAGCGATCTTCGCCGCTAAATCAGTCGTCAAATCCGTTACCTGCGACTGAGCAATCGTGATCGCGTCACCGCCACCAGAAGCGTGAGACGCAGCATGAGCAGTAGGAGCATCACCCGTGTACATCAAGTTCGCGGTATTCGTGATGCCGTGAACACTCGTGGTCGCGTTTTCGTGATCCGTCAGATCAGTAGCCAAAGCCTTAGCAGACAAATCGCTAGTCAGGTTCGTTACCTGAGACTGAGCCAAAGTCAGTTCATCGCTGCCACCAGACTCGTGGCTAGTCGCGTGAGCAGTAGGAGTACGCGCATCCGACAACCGCGAATCATCCGTGTAAACAAGATTCGCCGTATTACTAATCCCATGAACAGTCGTAGAAGCAAGTTCATGGTCGGACAAATCACTCGCTACCGCAGCAGCAGAACCAGCCGAGTCATAGTTAGAAGCCAAACTATCCGCGTAAGACTCAGCCGCCGTCTGAGCCGCTGAAGCCGAACCAGCCGGGTCAGCGCCCACATCCGCAGCAGAAGGCATGTTATGAACGTGATCCTGACGAGACGCACCCGTCGAAACGCCAGCAGCAGCAGTACCCAAATCCTGCGGAGTGTTATCACCCAGGTTCGCGGCCTCACCCGTAGGCCCACGAGGGATACTGAAATCCAACACCACATTCGACGTACTACCGCTATTCGTGACAGTCGCGTTCGACTCCGGCGCACCAGTCGTCACCGTGCCAATAGAAATCGCGGCAGGAACACCAGGATCACCAGACGGCCCCTGAGCGCCAGTAGCACCCGTAGAACCAGCAGGACCCTGCTCGCCACGCGGAATGTAGAAAGTCAAAGTGCGGTTCTGAGCGGTGCCACCCTCAACAACCTGAGCATCCCCACCAGGCGTAGTCGTGACCGTAGAAGCCACAGAAACCGTAGCCGCCTGACCATTCGTGCCAGGAGTACCAGGCTCACCCTGCGGCCCCTGCGGTCCAGCAGCAATGTTCTCAACCGCCGAGTTCAGCGTATTGACCGCCTCGATAACAAGATTGATGTCATCAGCAGGAGCGCCATCACCGGGGTCCTTATTCGGTGTAGGTAGATTCAAGTCAGCCATCTACGCTCCTAGTTATACGACGTATCGTAGTCTTCAGCGTACACATCACCCGTGTACACATTCCTCCAAGTGTAGCCAGCCGCTGTCAGAGCGTCGTACACAAACGTCCCCACATCAGTACGAAAATCCGTACCCCCATGAATATAGGTATGCACAGACGGGTCCTTGATGTCATCGCTCTCAAACGTCTGCTGCTCCACAACAGAACCATCCTCATACACGATGACGCTGTTCTGAGACGGCGGCGGCAGGAAAAACTGCCACAACGGGCTAACCCCCTCACCCACAGGGGTAAGGGGTCCCTGGGTTCCACGACCCAGCAACTGCACTTGAACAGTCACTTACGCTTCCTCCGCTTCACGGCAGCGTTATCGACAAGGTTCGGGTACGGGCGGCCAGCCGCCTTAGCCCGACGCTTAGCAGCAGCCTTCTGAGCAGCCGTAAGCGGCTTCGACTTCCGCTTCGGATTCGGCTTATCCCAAAACGCCTTCTTCACTCTCTTACCTTTCATCGCGTAAGACTTAGTGACAAACTGCTTACCAAGACTGTCAGGCATTGTTCCGCACGCGCTTGCCGTACACAGACTTCGGCTTGCCGTGATACTTCATTTCAGTCTTGCCCTTCTTACCGCTAGGCAAGATCATCTTCGTGGACTTCTTGTCGTTCGGAATCGAACAACCACACTTCATGCACATCAGCGCATACCAGGCTTACGACCGGGCTTACGCATCGCAGTATTACGCTGACGAGTAGCGTTCTTACGGCGAGGGGTAGGACCATTCTTCGGAGCAGCCTTACGCATACCAGGGCGGCTACCCATTCCACGACTCTTGTACATACCAGGCATTAGCAATCCCATGCTCGTAGTGACTTATTGATTCTGCTATTCGGATTTCTCGCTGTCTTAGCCGAGGTGTTGCGCTTCTTCATACCCTGCATACGGGCACAAAATGACTTCCTGCGAGCAGCGGCCTTGGGTGACTTCTTAGCCTGAGACTTCTTCACAGGCTTCTTCAGCCCAGGCTTACCGGGGTTCGCCCGGTTGTAAGAAGCACGGCCCTTAGCGTTCAAGCCCCCTTTAGGGTTCTTGCCCGCTTTCCGCTGCCACGCGGGAGACTTCGCTGCCATCCCTAGTTCCAAGCCTTCTTACCGCGCTGCGTCTTCCGTATCGCCTTACCCAAACCAGGCTTATCCCAGCGAGACTTAGCGTTCTCCACACTACGGCGACGCGCCACTGTCATACGACGGTTTGGCGGTTCACCAGCAGTCGGCTTCTTGTCAGCCAGTTTCGGCTTGGAGTACGCAGGCTTACGGGTACCAGACGACTTAGGCATCTTCTGGCGGCTGATCTCAACCCAGCGACCATTCACCTTGCGCTCACGCACACGGATCGGAGGGTTAGACATCAACATTCGAGTACGAGTCTCACCGCTCTTAGGGGCAGTTCGCTTCGGCTGAACGCGCTTACCGCCAGGTCCACGCTTCGACATCTTCGGCTTCTTATCTGCCACAACGACTCCTACTTCCCAGGCCGAACGGTAACCCACTTCGTACCGTCCCACTCTTGCAGTTTCTTGATCTTGCCAACCTGCTCGCGCCTACGCTCACCCTTACGGCGACCCGGCTCAGTAGTAGTGGCCTTGCCTTGCCTAGACCTCAACTGCTGCAAGCGAGCCTTACGGCTCTGGTTGTACTTAGAAGCAATGTTGCGAGCCGCCTGCTCCCTAGTCATCGTAGGTTTCCGCGTACCGCCAGCGCCTTCCTGCCGCCGCGACGGAGAAACACGACTCGTAGGAATACTGGCAGCACGACCGCCGCCAGAGCCAGCGCCACGACTGCCGCCGCTAGCGTTACGACGAGCCGCAGCAGCCTGCGCCTTTGTCATGCCACCACCAGTAGTCGTCTTACGCGACCCACGAGCAGCGACACGCTTACCACGCACATACGTCGCTGTCTTACCAGAAGCAAGAGTCACAGTACCCGTGATCGGCTTGCCGTCCTTACCCACAACGATGCCGCCCTTGGCGCGAGAGCCAGTACGCTCACTAGCCTTCTTCCAAGTAGTGTCACGGATGTCGATGGTCTTCATCGCTTGCTTGGCTTCTTTCTTGCCAACCGTGCGCTTACCAGCCTTGCCGACGCGACGACCGCGAGCGACCTGCTTCTGAGTGAGGTTACGGGTCTTGCCCTTGTAGCGGCCTGACCGCTTGATCTCAGCCATGACTACTTCTTCTTCTTGGAGAAGCGAGCGTAGCGAGTTGGCCCACCCGACGGACGCATCGCCTTCGGCTGCCCACCAGGAGTCAGCACAACAGAAGACCCACGGTTCGTGTACGAAGTAGCAGGCTTCTTGTACTTGGTGTTGTACTGGTATCCCATCCGCAACTTCTTGCTCTCTGCCTTATTAGCAGGAGCCTTCTGCGAACGGTTCGGCGGTTCACTCTTAGGCTTCTTAGGAGTCGATGTCTTACGAACGACACCCTTCTTCCAGGTGCCAGACTTAGCGTCGTACACGTTGTACGAACGGCCACCCTTACCAATACGGATGGTGCCGTCCTTCACACCCAGGTTATCGCCACGAGTCTGTGCGCTGCTGCGCTTCGTCTTACCAGCACGAGTGCTGGACTTCTTCAAGTACTGTCCCCGGTCAGCGACAATCTTCGCTTTCGGATTCAGCCTCTTGTTTTTCTTCTCAGCCATGACTATTTCTTCTTTCGCTGAACGCGGCGCTTCTCACTCATGGCGATAGCGACGGCTTGCTTACGGCTTTTCACCACAGGCCCCTTCTTAGAGCCGCTATGCAACTTGCCACGCTTGTACTCACGCATGACAGTAGCGACCTTCTTAGCGCCCCTGGGTTTCTTGTTCACGGTCCTCCTCGTGACACGGTGTCACAAATGAGTGGTGCCCCCTCCCCGGTAGTGGACAGGGAGGGGGCCAACTCACTAGGACTTCAGACCAGTATCCGTCTTGATGTGGAGCAGCGCTTCCGCACGGAAGATCGAGTACCCGACCAAGTGGTACCAGCCTACCGAGGCGAAACGACGCAACTTGTCCACAACCGGGGACACCACGGTCTTCGGGTTAGCGCCGAAGCCAGGAGCGGAGGAGAACGCCTTAGCGAGCGCCTCAGCACCCATCAGGTAACCCTGACCCTGGTTGGTGAGGTGGTTGTTCACGATGATGCGAACACCCTCGTAAGTGCCGATCTCACCCATGAAGATGCTGTTACCAGCGGCACCCTCGTTGCGGCCCACGGTGTAGCGCCATCCGGTGTCCGTGGACTCCGACTTCAGGTGCTGCGCCTGGTACGGGGAAACGACAGCGACGTAAGAGCCACCCATCATCGGACGCACGTTAGCGGCCTGGAGACGAGCGACACCCTCACGAAGCAGCGCACCCGTCAGGTACGAGCCGCTACCCGAGCCGATGGAACCGACCGTCGCGGTGGTCGCATCGTCGTAGGTCACCGAGGCCGAATCCAGGGCAACACGAGCGAGCGTGTCGATGGACAGACCAGCGTTGTAACCCACGCGCTCAGCGATCAACGGGTCCATAGCGATCATGGAGGTTCCGCGGATCAGGGCGGTGTTGGTGACAGCGGTGCCGTACTCACGCATGGACACGGTAAGCGCCTTGCTGGAGAGAGTCACCGAGTCAATGTCGATGTTCTCCAAAAGCGGTGAGGTCTGCTCGCTGATGTCATCAACGAACGAGAACCGGACGCTGCCGCCACGGTGAGTGGTGTTGGCTGCACGCACGGTAGCGAATTGATCGAAGATCAGTTCCGGGCGCAGAGCCGGGTAAACAGCAAGGTCGTAAGCCTTCGTTACGAACTGGCTGCCCAGGGTAACGTCCACGACCGGGGCCGGGGCGTTGATGGACAAAGGACCCGCAGCGGTGACAATTTCACCGGGCGAGTACATCGGGCTGGTTGCTGGCCCGTTCTGATTGGCTCCGGGGGAGCCGGTACCTGCTGGCATTGGATTCTTCCTTTACTGCTCGATGCTTGTTGGTATTCCGAACGATCGAGCAACGTCCAACATTGCTTCTATGCCGCCTTCTTCCATCGCTGCCTCTAGCCGTGACAATGCTGCTTCCTCGGTCACACCCTCGTAAGCGGCACCAGCACTAGCAGACATGACCCTCTGCTGAGCGGAAGCATCTGCTTCCATCGTCGGGTCAGCGGCCTGTTGAGGCTGCTCCGTTTGCAAGAACCCTGCGTCTAAAGCGGCCTGCCGGATCGCTTCTGCTGTCATCTCACCCTCGTATCCCTTGATGAAGTAACTCATCTTCGGATCATCGGTGGCGATCCCAGCCTCAGCGAAAGCGACTTTGCGCCTTAGTTCGTTGAGTTCCCTCTCCAACTGCTTCGCACGATTCGCTGCCTTCCGCAGCCCCTTCGGGGTTTGGTCTTCAGCGTCCTGTTCGATGTCGTCCAAGAGTTCGTCGGCATCTGTGTAATTGTCAGACATTGCTCATCCCTTCACCTACACACACCTGATCGGGAGAATCAGATGGAGGTTAGATTGAGTTCGTGACACGGTGTCACAAACATGGTTGATTGATAGCCACATACACAGCAGAAGCAGGCCAGTACTCCTACCGGAACAAACACCTTCGCCAGCACGCCCACCTCTCGGTAGGGCCAACGTCAGGCACTACGAGAAGTATAAGCACACTTACCGCTATGGCAAGAAACTGGGTCAGCGTGTCTCAGCCGTACCAGCACCCGTGACGCCACCCGTGGTACCAGCGATAGCGCCACCACCACCGAAGCGTCCCGTGCGTGCGCGAGCGGCACGCTCGATGTCACGAAGAGCCTGCTCGTCCTGGCCGAACGTGCCAGAGATCAACTGCTCCGTACTCACAACATCCCCACGGCCCCTTGTGAGGCCCATAGAGCGGCTAACTCGACCGAACCCTGTACGGGCTTCCTCCTGGCTAATTCCCAGTTCCTGAAGGTTCTCAGCGCCGTAAACATCCATCCCTACGCCCTGACGCGCAGCCTCAACACCAATCAGGCTTGTGGCGTATTGCTTCTCCAGTAGCGGCGTAGCCCGATCCGGGTCCAAGAAGTAGGCAGTCATACCGCCCTCATCGATGCCATAGAAATCCCGGAACGTGCCTTTCACCTCATCCGGTGCCTCGATAGAAGCGGCAGAAGCCAAAATCACACGGTCATTCAATTCAGAAGCCGACACCTCGTTCGTCAGCAGGTCAGTCACAGACCCCATCAACATGCCCTCGGGCAGGCCGTAACGTCGCTCCAAACCAGCAGCGGTCTTCTCGTAGTCGATGTACTCGCTCTCGCTGATAGCACGACCTTTCTCCGCAAGAGCCTGCATCGCAGGGAACCTCTGCTTGTACTCATCCGTCGTGCGAATCAGCACCATGATCGCGTCAGGCTCGTAACCTTCCTTGATGAAACCAACCACACGGTTGTACAGGCTCATCAACCCAAAGTCACCCAGGGCAGCCTTCATGGTTGCTATGGCGTTCTGCTGACGCTTAGCCTCATCAGCCGCCCGAACCTGGGCCTCGTAAGACTGCTGCTCACGCATACGGCGAGTCTCGTAGTCATCGTCATACGACGGAACATTGGAAGCGGAAGCCTCAACACGATCTAATTCAGAACTAAACTGGTCGATGATCTGCTGCGCCTGAGCAGCCTCGGGAAGCCCAGCGTCAATAATCCGCTGATGCTCCTCAATCGACTGATACAGACTTTCTACATACTGCTCGCTCATATCAGCCGCCCATCAATCCGAACATCTGCATAACCTTCCCAGTCACAGATGTCACCTCATTCTGCGCCTTACTTGTGTTCTCCCAACGAGGGTCCTGCCGGAGTTTCTTCTGGAAGTCCCACAAACCCATCGGAGCGAAATCGCCGCTGTCATTCATGCCACCCAAAGCGGAGCGAATGTACGGATCATCCAGGGTGATCTGGTTCGGGTCCAACTCCAACTCCTGCGCCATAGTATTGATATACGGAGACGCAAGGTCATACACGTTCATGCCCTGCCTAATCTTGTCCTGATACACCGGGAACAAAGTCGCTGCCTGCTCCCGAACATCACGCTCCCAATCCTCCTGCGAAGACATGCCAGATAAGACGCTACGGGCAGCAGACTCATACCAATTATTAGCGAACGAGATGCCATTAGCCCTAGCCAGATTACGCAACTCAAACGACAAATCCCCAGCATCGCCCGTCATCTGGGCCATACCGCGATCATCACGCACGAACGAGATTTCCTCGCTCAACGCCTGAGCCAGCAGCGACCGTCGAGTCGTCTGGTTCCAGCCCTCGTAAATGTAGCGCCGCGCTAGAGCGTTGATCTCCTCCTCAGTAACATCAGCACCCATCTGCGCGGCAGAGATACGGACAGCGTTCCGGGCTTCCTCCAAAGAGGTTTCCCAGTCAGCGCCACCTGTCTGCTCCTTCGCCCACGCGACACGCGCATACTGGTCATTCTCCTGATACCAGTCGCTGTTCCTGACAGAAGCATCCAACCGGGCAGGAGTCCACTCCTCATCCAGAGCCTGCTCAAACAGCGCCTGCAACTCAGGCACCCCATAAATGATCCCCACCGCTGCCTGATACTGAGCCGCTAACTCCTCACGAGACAACTGATCCTTGTCAGGGATGAAATCAAAGTTCTCATCCACATAGTTGCCTTCTTCAGCGGCACGGCGAGCCAGACGACGCTGCTTCCGTGACACCGTGTCACGATCTTGTTCTGCCATTAGACCCTCGCCTGCAATGAGTTGATGAACGTATCCAGCAAAGTCGTAGCCGCCTGGTACTCAGCAGCACCCTCCATGCCCTGCGCGTACTCCTCCGCGAACGTAGAAGGGTTGAACCCGCCGCTCGTCATTGTCTCAGTCTCAACCTTTGATTGAGCGATTCCCTGCGGAGTGGTGGTGCTAGTTGCCTTGGTCACCGTTGGGCTGCGCTTCTCAGCAGCGTTCAGAGCCTTGAGAAAGTTCTCCTGCTCAAAATTAGTTGCATCCCTACCTAGGTAATCCGACAGGGCGTTCTTCAACAATCCACGGGCAGTACCAGGGTCGCTGAGGTTCACCGACTCCGTGACCTGCTTAGTGGTCACCGGGCCACGATAGACACCACCACCGCCACCGCCTCCACCAGCGCCCCCACCGCCAGCGCCATTCTTCTCCAGATCCTCGACAACCATGTTGAACGCATCAACCGGGGTAATGTTCTTATTCGCATACGCCTTTGCATTAGCGGATATGTTGATTGCGCGTTCCCAAATACCATCCAGCCACGACGGGTCCCAATCCGACCCACCCCAGTAACGGTCAGCCGTGGCACGCAACTGCTCCTTAGCCGCTGGAGCAAGCGTCTCCAGCATGTAGCGAGCATCAGCGATAGGAACCAACTGCTCAACCTGAGTCGGCTTCTTCACATTCGTCTTGTACGGGAACCCAGGCCACCGCTCCGCCTCAACCTGGCCCATATACACAAGCCGCTGATTACCCGTCGCAGGCCCAACAATGGGAGCGTTCACGTTCAACCGCTGCGCCGCAGGAGTGCCCTGCGGATACAGATTCATAGGCGACAAGCCTTGAGCCGACGACAACGACGGCAAAGTTGTCTCAGGAGCCATCTCAGACATTGCTACCCTCCGGTGTTTGCTCGTATACAGTAGCGAACTGAACGCCCGTGTTCTGAGGATCATCGTCCCCATTCAGGAAACGGTTAGAGAAACTGCCCCACCCATCAAACTTATTGATGAGCAGTTGCCTGAACTGATCCCAGTAAGCACGGATGTTCTCGTTGTCGCTGTGATTGATCCCATTAGGTGAAACAGCGAGCGCGTTCATAACCTCATTACGGCCCTGCAAGTACATGCTCGCCGCTTGCCAAACCTGGCTCTCCTGGTTGTCAGCAACAAACTGTTCATTGCTGAGAGCCTGCCGGATCACCCGGATAGCGTTCTGCGTCCTAGTAGAGCCAAAATCCTCATAGTCAGTAGCCCAACCCTCATACAACGGATTGTTTTTCATCTCCTGAATCGTGGCGTTCTTCATCTCTTTCAAGTCCTCCGCACCCCTCTGGCGGTACGAAGTTAGACCACGCTGCTGCAACAAAGCATCCAAGTAATCCATGCGAGAGATGTATTCAGTCCAACCCGAGTTTTTCTGCGATTCCAGCCACGCCTGATCCGGTGTCTGCAATTCACGGAAGTAATCAGTCACACCAGGAATCTGATTAGAGAATTGCCACGCATACGCGCTACCGTCATACAGCGAGTTCGGGTCATCCGTCACCAGCATCGACAGCACACTTAGGTTCCCGGTCTGAGCCAACTCCGGTGCCACAGATCGCATCAAATCACCGTACTTACGGGCAGCACGCACACTATCCACGCGAGCAGGCATACCAGCAACATTCTTACTTGTAGAGAAGTCACCCACCATCATCAGCAGGTTCCCGAACGCCTGATTAGCCATCCGGCTACCCTCCAGGCCGTACTCTCGGTCATACGCACGAATCGCATCCGTAAGCGGCTGCAAGTTTGACTCGTACTGCGGAGGTGTAAACGCGAACACGTTACCCAAGATACGCAGCCAGTAGAAACGGTTGGTCTTGTCCTGAATCTCATCCGCTGTCGGCATCTCATCCCGATACCCACCCAAATACTGAGCGATCTCATTCCGGTACTGCATGTTGTAGTAGTAGGCGTACTGACGAGAGGAGCCTTCACCCTCAATCATCTGCTTCAACTTCTGCGCTACTGGGGGAAGGAACAAGTCGCTGGAGAACGCTTCCGCTGACAAACCACGGCCCTCACCGAAAACGTAAGACTTCCAAACATTCCACACATCCTCAGCGCCCTCATTACCCAACGCACTACGCAGAATCTCAGGAGCCTCAACACTCATGCCGAACCAACCGTGCTTCATCATCTCCGACACAGGAGCGACACCAATCGGTCCAGGACGCGGAACGAAAGCGAAACCGCTCTCCGGCATGATCGCGTTTAGGCTCGACTTACGAATCTTGATATTCAACATATTGTCGATACCAAAGTTCTCTTTCACCGCGTCAGGCATGAAGTCCAGCGGCAGCGCAAGCACAATGTTGCCTTCTTCATCCTCAATGTCGATCTTGTTCGGCGTGTTCCACACAGCCAAACCAATACCCAGCACAGACGGGTCACGCCACACCAGACGACCAAGCGTGGTAGTCGAGTTCTGGAACGCACTCACGAACGGGAACAAGTATTCGCCGCTGCGACCCAGCCGAGTACGCCGTTCAATCGTGTACAACCAATCTTTCGTGTCTTTCAACGCACGACGATGCGAAATGTTTTGCAATCGCTCAATCATGCGAGCAGGAATAACATCCGTATCCAACTGATCTTGCAGCGAGCGAACCAGCCCGGTCATCGTCTCCTCGTAACGGCGACCGTAGAACGGCACACGAACGAAAGCGTCTTCGGGAATGGTGCCCAGCCAGCGCATACCAAAAGCCGCAAACCTGCGCCATTGCTGACGCAACCCAAGGAACCCAACTTCCTCCGCGATGTTTCCTACGACAGGCTTCAGGTCATTCACAAAATTACCGGCCTCATCCTTCTGACCGATAAGCGTTTCCACAACTCTGCCTGTGAAGCCAGAACGACCAGTTGTTTCAGCGCCCATGCTGGTGCGGCGCACATACTCACGGAACTCAGCCGTAGGAGCCAACTGCTCCCACCGCTTGAACAACTCATCCACATACGCGACAGTTGTCTCATAGTCGATTGGCGCTATCGAATCCACGCCCTTCTTCGGAATCTCAGCCTTCGTCACGAACGCAGCGATCTCGCGCCCGTTCTTCGTTCCCCGCAGGAACTTCACAACTTCTTCCGGCGTAGAACCAGCGACAATCATGCCGCCCACTTCGCTGTTCTTGAACTGTCGAACAGCAGTAGCAACACCCTCAAAGTACTCCGGCCCCTGATCCGGATTCACATTGACGTAGTACCGCATCTGCTTCTGCCGCAACACACCACCAAGCGCGTCGCCGCGCAGAGAAGCCATCGCCTGCTGCGTGTTATCCGCAGAAAGATTCATCAAAGCGATAGGTGAATACGGGCTGTTGCGTGAGAACGCCTGCTGGAACGTCTGACCATCCGCTACCTGCAACTCACCATCAAACACACGCCGCTTCGCTGTACCCTGCTGGCGGAACAAAGCCACCGCTTCCAGGTCAGAATCAAGCAAGCCACGCTGCGCCCGATACCACTCATCCATCTGCATAAAGAAACGCAACTGATCGACCAGACCCTCAATCTCCGGGCCAACCATCGGATCAGACTTCACGCCACGGATTCGACCGATCTGGTCGTTCATCGCATCTAACTTCGCCTGCCCTACCTCGATCTCCTTCGCAGGAGCGCCCGAGTTCTTCAACGCAGCCAACTCATCAGCAGCGTCATTCGCCTGATTCATGAAGAACGTCATCACTTCGTCCTTCGCCGCTGGCGACAACTCCGCTAACTCCTCACCAATACGAGCAACAGCAGCGACATTGTTAGCAATGTTCTCGTCTTGCTTAGCGATCTGAACCGCTTTCCACTTCATAAACTTCTTAGGCATGATCGGTGCCGCGCCAGTCCGTTGCGCCTCACGCAACGCCACCGTCGCATCCTCAATCGCGCCCTTCGTCCCCGACAAGCCACCCAGGTTCCGGCGAACCCAAGCATTACGAATCGAGAAAGCACCCTGATACGCGGCATCCTTCAACGGAGCCAGCGAAAACTGGAACGCTGTCGAACGAGCAAGACCCTCAAACGTGTTCCGCTGCGTGTAACCCAACCGCATCAACACCGCTGGCCGCCACAACTCATTGAAAAACTCGTAAGCAGCACCGGCACCCGTAGCCGTAGCCTGCCTAAACTCGTCACGCTTCTTTGTCCAACCCTGCTCATTCCACAACCGAGCACGCTTCTCAAACACCTTGAAGTTGAGCATGTAAGTGCCCTGCTGAAGATGAGTCTCCAGCCACGGGGAACGGTTGATGCTCTTATCAACATCGTCAATCCAGTAGCCCTCGTTACGGACACTCTCAACGATCTTGTCTCGCTTGCTCTTAGCGATACTCTTTACGTTATCTAGGTCAGACAGCGACAAGCCGTGCCACGCAGCGATGTCCCCCATGATTTCTTCCTCGATACGGTCCAGAGCCAACTTCGATGCCATATCTCCCTTCGTGGTGTCCTGAAGCGCATCCATGTACCGAGCGACCAACTGCTCTTTACGCTCAACACCACCAACAACAAAAGTCTCCGTAACAGCCTTACCGTTTTTGTCTTTCACCTCCTCCATTTGTCCAGTTGTCTTGTTTTTCTTCAACCGCGTGCGCGTAACAGTCTTTGTCTCACCGCTGTAAATGTTGATGTCATTCAGCGCAGCACGAACCTCACGAGTGGACTCCTGAGCGCCAATCGAACGAGTCGTCACAAACCCAGCAGGAGTTTCTTCTCCAAACCAGCGCCACAGATTCAACGCACGAGACAAACCGTTGTTACCGAAAACGTCTTTCTGCCACGGCTTCAACCGCTTCGCATTGCCCTCAGCGTCAATACGGCGAGCGCCACGAACAGCAGCAGCCTGATAAGCCTTCGTTGCACGCTTCTGTCGAGAAGTCTCAGCGCGGCGACCGAACCAGTTACCGCGAGAGAAACCAGCGTTCGATTCACGGAACGAACCAAACACCGGACCAAGGCCGCTAGTCTCTGTTTCCACAGCCTTTGTGAAGTACTTATCGCGGCGCATCATTTCCTTCACCGCAGTACGAGCAGCATCAGCCGTGTCAGCCGTGAAGTTCAACGGGTTCAGCGGATCAATCATCGCCTCATCAAGAGAGTCTGTGAACACCCACGTTTCATTCGCTGCATCCAGGCGAGCCTTCGACCGCTGAAACTCCGGCGTAGCCTGCAACTCAGACTTACTCAAACCACGAGCCTCTAGCGCCTTGATCGTCTCGTCATGCTGAGTCAAAGCAATATCAACATCACGCTCAGCCTTCTTCAACATTCGCTTCTTCGTAGCCGGATCAGAGGCGAACCGCTGCATATTGATCTGGCGGCGAGCATCACCAATCTCAATAGCCAAATCCGCACGCAACCGAAGCAAATCAGACTGAGCAGCAGAATCACCAACAGCAGCGCGAATAATCAACGCCGCCTCGTCATAGTTCTCCGCGTTATGCAACGCGCTAGCAATACCATCACGGTTCGTCGCATAACGGACAACACGGTGATTCATAATCTCGCTACGAGTCACCAGTTTCGTGCCATCCTCAGCCTTCTGGCTCACCCAGTTAGCAAACTGAGCCTCTGGCGCTAACCGCGAAATCTCATCCGCATTACCGCTAGCGATAGCAGGCCGCGCCTCATCCAGATTTGCGACAACCCGATCAATGTCTTTCTGCGTCTCAATGGGTCGATCCAGGTAACGCAACCGACCGACCTTCAGGAACTTTCCACCAAAGATCAATGGGTCAGCAAAAATAGTGAACGCTGCATCCAAGTTACCTGTAATGATCCGGCCAGCGGTGTTCTCGCTAAAAGCCGCCGTGCGCTGAGCCTCATCCGTAATATCAAAACCGGCTTGCTGAGCAGCGTTCTCCGAATCAATGTTTGACAGTAACGTCGAAAGAGCAGCACCCGGCAACGTCAAGAAATCCGTCGCCTGCATCTCCCCGCGCTTCATCCGGCCAGCAGCCGCCCCCATCGACGCGACAAAAACCTGCCCAGGAGAAACCTCACCGGCCTCCTCCCAGGTGAGCGTCCTAATGCCACCCGGCAAACCAGAAATACCAGCAGTTGTCAGTTGGCTAAGGCGGTCATAGCCCCAATCAACGCCACGCAGAAACCCGTCCCAAACAGACTCAATGCCTGTTTCTTTCTCATCTTCGTAATCGAACAAGCGAGACAGCCACGACTTAGCCGTATCCAGCACACCCTCGCTACGCAACTGATTCGGGTCAGACAAATACTGCTGAACAGGAGCCTGCCCCGCTGGGCTAACAAACTGCGAAGCAGGAACATTCATTCCAGCAAGACCACCACCAGCGCCCTGCATTACCGCAGGCTGATTAGCGGTCCCCGGCACAATACCTGGGGCAGCCATACCCATCTGCTGTTGGGCACCCATGTACGACCCAGGCATAACTGATTGAGTTGCCTGCTCAATGCCACCAGGAGTCGGGTAAATGCCGAAAGTGGAAGCATCAATGTTTGGGTCAGCCTCCGGGTAAGTGAACGACCAGTCGTCCCAGCCCTTACCGCTGATGTCCCTGTTCTGCGTCTTAGCCGCCATAAGAGTTCAATTCCCGAAGATCAACATTGGTCAAGTCTTTTATAAATTGGTTGCGTGTCTCGTCATCAGGCCACGGCACCAGCGACATCGAAATGACCGTCGGTGCGTTCTCCACGCCAAGAGCGTCCGTGAACGCTGCAAGGTTCCGCTCAAAAGGAACAGTCATCACGAACCCCGGATGTATCGAACAAGTGTGCGAACAGAATCAGGAGTCTCCGGCTGGCGAGCAATCGGCTCCAACAGCGGAAGCCACTTCTTCAACCGCTGCGTCTCCGTCAAGCGAGGATCGAAGTTAGTCAAAGCCTCCCGACCACGACCAGCGCCCTGCATCAAACCATCAGTAATCGGCTCCCCAGGACGCATCGTCGGAGTAGTCAAAGACGGAGTTTGATCCGGGTAGATCGGCAACTGCGTGTTTTGTGACACCGTGTCACGACTCTCAACACCACCAGCAGCAGGAGAACCAGCATCCATGTTGTAGTTCTGCATCATGTCCGTCCGGTTCGTGTACGCCTGCCCAGGAGTGCCTTGCCGCTTACCGCCACGACGACGAGGCATCAGACGGCTCCTCTCTCAACACCACGCATCGGTTGAACAGTCATCGCTGGGCGACGCAACTGACCAAGCATGTCACCCAAAGCAGCCATACCAGGCATCGCGTCACCACCAGGGATCGGAGACTGAGGCCCAGCCATCGCGCTTACCGTCGCGCCAGCCGCAGCCTGGTCAGGACTCATAGCAGCCTCCTGCTGCATAGCCTGTTCCTTCTCCTGCTGTTCCTCCAACGCTTCCTTTGTCACCTTATCCAGAGCCTCAGCCAACTCCATTTTGTCGTCTGAGATCAGTTTCATCAGTTTTGCCACAGTCACCGGAGGAATCTGACCAGCCGCCGCCTGCTGTTGCAGACCCGACATCAACGCCTGCTCCAACCCCTCTGCAATGATGGTGTCATGCTCAACTTCGGGGTTATCAATGTAGGGATCAAGGGTGGCGGCAGTCATCTTCGACATCGTTCCAAGACCCACACGCTGACCAATACCAATAATCAGGCTGTTGATGTCAGCGCCAGAAGCCGGGTACGACACGACATGCTCAGTTGTCTCAAATGTCTCCTTGGCGACATATGTGACCGGGCGGTTTGAGTTACCAGTACCCACAAAAATTGTGCGCTCTTTGCTGCCGTCCCACGCCTTCGACAACTCCATCGCAACTTTGTTCTCCTCCTGCAAGGAGTAAGCAAAGGTTTCCTGCGCTTCCGCTACCGGGTAGTCAATGACAGCGGAAAGAACAGCGTCACCTCGACGCCCTGTACGGATATTGCTACTGGACTCGCCGCCGAACTCGGCTGGGATACCAGCAGTGACCCGCTGATTTCGTTCCAACCTGTCGATAGTGGGGTTAGTGAGATACCCCGGCTGGGACTGAACTTCCCGGATGTCGCCTCCAGCGACGATATTGACCATTCCTGTACGACCATCATGGGGACCGTCAAGGAAACGACCAACCTCACCTGGACGACTAACCAGATATGTGTCAGGGAAGATTCCCTTTTCAACTGCGATCACCTCTAGCGCCATAAGTTTCGCCTGCTGGTAGTACATGCCAATCATGTTGTCGAACTGACCAGCCGCTGTGTCGAGAGTGATACGCATAGGAACAATCACCGGGCACAGGCCGTTGCTGCGGTTGGAGTACCGCTCCAGCGTCACGCCCTTCAACGTGTCCCCATTCACTTCCATGTCGTTCGTGGAGGTGTACGGGTCAGAAGTTTTGTACCCGGCAGCGACCAGATGCGTCGTCTCAGCGTCGATGTACTCAATCAGTAGGACGCTCGCGTCGTTTGGTTGGTTGTAGTCACCCGTCAGGGCATACAGACGGTCACCGTATCCGTTCGCTCGCATCCAGCCCACCGAACGGCGGTACGCAAAAATGCAGTCATTTGGGGTTACCTGACCGGGGATCACATCGGTCGAGGGCAGCGTCTCCAACGGGTGCCGGATATGCCAGGTCGGGCGGTCCTTCTTGCTGTTCCACCGCACCACCACAGGACTCATGCCATACGCGATCTGGTGCCTGCCGCGCTGCTTCATCTTCAACGGCACCCGGTCCTCTTGCCACCAGCCCGTCAAAGTACGCGCAGCGTTACTAGAGCGACGGTCATACTTCCTGACACCGGGACGCTCACTAGAGAACGTCACCGAAGGGGTGACGCTAGTGATTCGGCCAGCCATCTGATCCACGCCCTGCGCCAGCAGGTTTGGGATAGACGGAAGCGTGTTGTTCTCCATGTCGGGCAGCGGAACTTCCATCGTCCCGTTGTAGATCGACTGGATCATGTGCATCTTCTGATGCAGCGGCCCATAGAACTTCAGGCGCTGCTTATACAGAGCAATGACTTGCTCAACTGTCATGCGATACCCCTTCGGGCGTAGCCAAGCCAATTAGGACGGTTCAACTGATACAAACCTTCCCTACGAGGAGTGTAATGGTTCTCTACCGCTAACTTCCCGAACCATGTACTCATAATCAAATCTGTTGTGTCGTAGTCAGGGTACCGTGTTGCCTCATCAATCAAGTGTTGGCATCGGGTACGGGTAGTCATGTCTCCCCACGGGATACGCACCATCCCCTGCCGGAACAAGTCACCAATCGACTCCAGGCCGTACTTTGGGTCTTGTTTGTTCACGCTTGTTGTGTGCGGCACGAACGACACGCCAGTCATCGCTGACCACTTCTGAACATGCGGCTGCGACAGCAGCCACCGCTGGGCAGCGTTCACCTCAACCACTACATGAGAGATCGGAATGTCCAGGTCCACCGAATCCCAATACATCTCGTGGATCAGGCCAGACCACTCAAACGTGTTCAGGTCCAGCGACAGGAACTGCTCGGGGTTCATGCGGCGCTTATGCAAATCCACGATGTAACGGTTTGTGGACTCAGGGTCGTACAGCCACCAGATCACACCCCACCACTCCGTAGGCGACGGGTCTACCGTGATGAACGACCAAGCGTCATTGTCGATCAAATGCGCCGGAGGGTCCAGGAACACCCTGTCCTTGTCTAAGCACCCCGGGGCGGGGTAGCCCTCCGCGTCTGTGCCGCCCGTGATCCACGCCGGATCGACCAGGCCACCCACAACGTCGCCGTCTTCCTGCTGGTACATGATGGCGAACGAGCGAGGGTTGTTGTGCTTCAGCGTCTCCAAGTGGTGCCACGACAGGCGGTGAGGATCGAGGAGGCATCCCTTGGGCCACGGCTCTACATCATCGTGGTCACCCGTACACAGTTCCTCATCGTGGGCGCGATAAATGATGTGCCGATACTTTGGCTGCTCCTGCATGTTCTTCTTGTCCAGGCAGTAGCGGTACAGGTCATCGTGGGCGATCCGCTGTCCCTGCAACACCAGCGTCCCACCCGGCTCCAAGCGCGTCTCAGCCTCTGCGTCCCACCACTCACGAATCAGATCCTTCGATTCGATTGTTTTCGTGTTCTTGCGGTCCACCAAGTCGTCCCACAGAACGAAATCAAAGCGGCCACCAAGAAAGCCGCTGTCTTGGCCCCACGCGGAGACGGTTGGTTCCTTGTCGTCCAGTTGAACTCCGTCGAGTTGCCGTACCACCAGGGCTTCCGCACGCCATAGGTCCGTGCGGCCTTCCGGCTTGAACGCCCCAAAATCGTCTTGCAGGCAGGCTTCGGCATCGAAAGCGATACCCCTCTCCAAATCGTCAGCAGCGGCTTTCAGCGGCGCGTCACGTTCCAAGGCTCTCTTGATGCGTCCGACGTACATTCGGGCCTGACGTTCCGTCCTAGAGCCGATCTGGATACGAATACGACGGTTCCTGGCTACCAGCCAACAAGGAATGTCATTAGTGAACAGAGTGGACTTACCCGAACCGGGAGGTTCGTTCATCACAATGTATTCGCGTTCGTCCGACTCCACGCTCCGAAGCACCTCGTAAGCGGCTCTTTCCTGCCACGGGCTGCTCTTACGACCGAAGTACCTGAGCCGGAAATAGGCGAAGTCCTCCAGGGACCGCTGAGCCTCCACCGACAGCGGCTGGCTAACGAGGTTCCCAGCGACCATGCTGATGCCCAGCAGACTCGCTGCCTCCAGGCCACCACTCGACGGGTCACCGCGCTCAAACCTGTACGCCGTGGAAGGGCTGATCCTCGCCCGTTTCGCGGCAGCATCCACACCGATACCCTCATTCCGGGCATCGAAGTACCGCTCCCAACGGTTCAGATCAACTTTCCTCACGCGATCTCCTCCAACGGGTCCAGGGCTTGTGACACGGTGTCACGATCAGGCACAAGCACCTTCCCCTGGCGACCAGCAGCGAGAATAGCGTCCCAATCCGGGGCTACTCGTCGTCGATCATCAGGCGAGACAGAACCATCGACGCGATCTCGTCCACCGATGCCTCCGACACCGCCGCTTTGTGGCGCAGCGCCGCCTCCACCTCCGGGTCCAACATCAACGTAACCATCCAACTCCACCTCCAACGCTCTCTCCACAAGCGAAGCCAACGTCACACCTCGCTGACGAGCAGCCGACCGCAGGGCCACGACCAGGCTGGCATCCAGCAACACACTCAGTTGCAGCCGATCCGACCGCGACCGCGTGCTATTGCTATCCACGAACCTAGTTTTACCAGTAATTACCAGTAATTACCAGTAATCCTTACCAGTAACAGTCCCAAACAAACCCCATATGACCCATATTTAGGGAGCGCATGAGTATATGTATAGGGGGGAGGGGGCCTCGGCATGACCCCGGTCAAACTTCGCTGCGCGTGAGGGAATCGAGGCGTGACACGGTGTCACAGTCAGAAGGGAGACACCCGACCCCTAGTCGGTTTCGGTGGGTGGGGGGGTGGGGGTGCCGGGTGGTCGGTTCACCTATGGATGGCCCCTGCCCGGTTGCTTGCCGCTATGACTGGCAGGCCGGGGCTGGCGGTCGAGGTTGTGACACGGTGTCACGAATTGGGAGGGGGTATTCACTTTCGGGATGGCATGGTGTAGGGTGGTGGTATCACCACGGGATAGGCCCGGGTGAACGACACGGGAAGGCAGTCATCATGACCGCGAACACTCGCAAGGCCAGCACCACCAAGCGCACCACCAAGGCCAGCACCAAGGCCAAGGCCACCAAGGCCAGCACCAAGCCCGACCCCTACGCCAAGGTAGTCGAGGTCGAGGACACCTCCGCCGCCATCGTCTATTCGCTGATGACCGCTGAGACGGACTACCAAGGCAAGGTGGCAAGCCTTGGCCCGGTTATCGCCAAGCGGCTAGCGGGTGGCGAGACTAACGCCGCTATCGCCCGGGAGGTGGTCGCACTCGCCAAGGCCCAAGGCCAGACGATCAAGCAGAACACTGCGGCTCAGCGCGTGCGCCGCTACGGCATGATCGGTGAAGCCATCCTCAAGGCTGATGCCAAGGCTGACGTATCCGAAGTGATCGAGAAGGCCAGCGCCAAGGCCCGGGGCAATTCGTCGGGCAAGGGTAAGGCCAAGGCCAGCGGCGCACCCAAGTCGGTCAGCACGCTGATCGAGGCTTTCAGCGGCACCGCCAAGGGCGTCACGGATCGAGTGATCGAGGACGGCACGCCCGATGAGCAAGATAAGTACCTCCTGGTGCTGATGGCCAGCGTGCGCCGGATGGAGGCGGCACGGAAGTCCGGAGTCGCCAAGGTCGAGGCGGCATAACTGCCAAGGCCCGAAGCCCCCTAGCCCCGAAAGGGGCTGGGGGGCTTTCGCTTGCCCGGCTAACGCGGCGCGGCTAACGCCGCCCGGATTTGGGTACGTTGTCGAGGCGGCACGAACCTACTTGGAGGACACGACTCGACCAGCCGGGGTTGTCGCTGTTGCCGATGTGGTGGTGGTGTTGTGACACGGTGTCACGGGGCTGTTGTGTGGTGCTGCCGACGTTGTTGTGGCGTGATGCCCCCATTGACTTACACCACGGGATACGGTAGGATAGGTAGTGATGGTTGAGGAATAACCAAGACCACACCCGGTTGTGACACGGTGTCACGACCAGAGTCCAAGCCCCAAGGAGGCAAAGACCATGCGTATCTACCTAAACCGTAAGCACCCCAGCGGCGTTTACCACTACGCCGACTGGAACAGATCGCTAACGATCAACTTCTACGCCCACTACCCCACCAAGGGCGTAATCAACTACCACGCCATGACGCTAGGCGGCTTCACCAGCGACGATCCGCCCACGCAACTAGACGCACTCCAGGCAGTCATCCGCTACACGCTGCCCGACGGTGAGGACATCTGACATGGCTGCGTTGATATTCGGTGCGCTGATCCTGCTCATCCCTAATGCGCTGTTCGCGCTGTGGATGGTGTGGTTCGACCTGTCCGATAACGGCACCATGACTGTCGCTGGTCGCCGTTACATCTCATTCACGTTCGGTTTCATCGCCGTCGTGTTGATCTCTGCCCTCGCTGGGCTAATCCATCTCATCAACTCGATTGGAGCCTGACCATGTTTGGAGACAGCATCGCTGCCCACGAATACAAGGTGTACGCCCGACTGCTGCGTAAGTGCGCGGAGTGTGGCCGTGTATTCGACCTGTCCAACGAGTCCGAGTCTGCCGAATGGCACTACGGCCACGATTGCGAGGTGTGACATGGCTAAGTGCATGATCTGTTTCACCGACCAGGAACACTTCGCTGACCATTGGGCCTACGAGTCGATGGACGTTTACCTCACCAGCCCAGCGAACCAGATCGTTGTGGGTGCGCTGTGGCGTGAGGCTAAGCGGCGCGGCGTAGAGCATGTGTTTCTCGCTGTGTGGCGGCGTAAGCGTGCCGAGAAACTGCGTCAGGCCACTCTGTCGCAGATCGACTGGCGCACCAAGGTATCTCGTCGGCCCAGCAAGGGTCGGCACCATGACTCGTGGAGCATCCGCGAGAAGTACGCACGGTGCGCGTGACACCGTGTCACAACTGAGAGAACAGGAGAACTGAGATGGCTAGATGCGAGGACTACCCGTGCTGTGGTCACACCGACGGACTCGGCTGCGACTACACGCCCGACTACTCCGCTATCCAAGCGCACTTGGGTTGCGAACACGAGGCAGGCTACTGCCAGATGGACGACAACGAGCCGACCTGTGATGTCTGCGGCGGCGAGCAAGAAGCCGCTAATGACGAGGGTGCTGGCTGGTGTGAGCATTGCGGCTGCTGCGCTGACCATTGCCAGAAGCAAATCGACTGCAACGTGGAGGTACTGACATGAGCATGACCAAAAAGCACTTCACGATGCTCGCTGACACCATCAACGAGGTCGTGAACGACCCCAACTCTGACCTGGCGACGCTGACGGCGCTCATCGCCCGACTCATCCCCAGGCTGGAGGAAATCAACCCATCATTCGACCGGGGCAGGTTCATCGAACACGCCCTACGCCGTGACACCGTGTCACAAACTGAAACAGGAGGTAACTGACATGACCGGATACATGGTCACCGTGTCCCAAGTGGATGCACCGGATGGACTGTCCTCGTGGTCGCTGAAGTACGACACGACAGACGAGCCGACCGTTGGACTGAAGCGGCTGCAAGAGGCTGTGGATGGGCGCGTGGAGTGCGTGTCCCTGAGTTGGGATGGGATGGGCAAACTCGATTCGTTCGACCTCGATGTGTGGGTGAACGAGGAGGGACTGCTGCACTCGCTACCGCAGAATCCTGCCGTGTCGCTGTTTGCGTCTTATCTCAGCGGTCAGTCACGGTTCCTGGTCGGCAACGCCATCATTACCGGGATGGACTACGACTCTGGTGAGACTGTGCCGCTGACCAAGGATCAGGCGGTGCATGTGATGGCGATGCTGGAAGCCGTGACGGAGTTGTCTGGTGGGTTCCTGGGTGATCCCGATGCCTGACACTCACCGCTGCCGTGACTGCGAGGCACTCATCACCCAGGAGTGGGATCTGTGCGAGGACTGCCACTCGCAATGGATCAACTGGCAGATGCAGATGGACGCTATGCGTGCCCGTCTCGCTGCCGCCGAACTCGATCCTGCCGATAGTTACTGGGAGACGACATGAATGAGTGCGTCGTGTGCGGCAACCCGACTACGCAGGGACCTGTGTGCTGGGATCTTCGCTGCGAGATGGAGCGTTACGGCGCTTCCGAGCGCGATCACACTCCCGACATCGCCGCCGCCCGTCCTTGCCCATGATGAGGTTGTCCCCCTCGTAAGGGTGTCCCTTGGGGCACTCTGTCCTCGCCCTCTCGTAGTGGCGTTGCCGCATGGTGTTCTCGCTAGCGGTGACTGCCTCTAGGTGGGCCGGGTTCACGCACCTACGGTGTATGCAATCTGGCCCACCAGGGCAGGACTCGTCGTCGCTGTGGCATGTGTGGTCTATCTGGTGGCCTTCGGGTATTGGCCCGTGGTGTACCTCGTATGACCATCTGTGCGCCATGACTTTGCGTTGTCCTGGGCTGGGTTGGAACTTTCCGTAGCCGTCTTGTGTCCCGTGTGGGCCTGTCCATAGCCAGCAGCCGTTGGCTTGTGGCTTTGCGAGGCGTTGGAAGCGTGCTAACTCTGCTCTGTTGGGCATGGCATGAGGTTAGCCTATTGACCTATGGGGAGAGGGTATGATAAGATGGGATAGTCCCCAACAAGAAAGGAGCCTCATGGCTGACAAGGTAGTACGCATCGACAACGGTGAGGAATTAGATCCGCAGGACGCAGCGATCCTGAATCCTGCCCCGATCCCTCCGCACCTACTAGATGCTGCCCTTGATGACCTTGCCGCGTCTCTCGGTAACCCCGAACCCGATTGGGAGGCGCTGAACGGGTGACAGACCGGGAGGGGGCGGTTGCCCCCCAGCCGTCCCCTCCCACACAACTGAATATGTGACACCGTGTCACAACTAACCACCACCTAATGAAACAGGAGAAACCAAGATGGAAACTGCAACAACGAACGGATTGGCCCTTAGCGACAGCATCCTCGGAGACTTCTCGTCGCACTTCCGCTGGAACGAGGAGAGTCGTCAGTACCAGATCAACCGTCAGATTGACCCTCGTGTGGAGCGTGAGGATTG